GATAGTCGTATGTAACGAACGATAACTTTGCGCCGCTTGTTTTGGTTTGATTGACGGTTATTACCCCTGAATGCGATGCGTTTGAATGAGCCGCGCCGCCTTTTTTGTAGCGCCTGTATTCATAGGTCGTATTTGCGCGGTAATCAAGTTGTTCCACGACGTACATACCATCACGCATACGAATGCGAGCGCCGAACGACGTGCAGATGTTTCTCAGTACTTCGTAGCATGAAAGTACATCCTTGTCTGTGCCGCCTTTGGTCTTGAAGTCGTAAAACGCTGAATGATCGCAATAGGCAATGTTTAAAGGGTCATTTGCGCCGCCCGCTGTCATCCCAACCGACCACCAATCTAATGACGTTTCAAGGAATGCGTCATCCGCGCCCCAAAATACCGGAACGTGTGACAATTTACCGAGCGCCGTTAGTATGTGCTGAATCAGCGTGTATCTGCCTGTGTAGAGCGAACCGGAATCATAATACGGTACGGTTTTGAGCGCCGCAAGTCCGCAAATTGCAGTTAGTGACGCTGTGAAAATTGGTCCTTCATCGGTTTCATCTGATAGCGTGTCAGGCGTTAATATGCCCCGCCAAATCTTCGCCCCCGCCTGCGTTGTGATCTCTACATGAAAGCGCCCTTCCTTCGATGTGCGAACGTCTGAAATGAATGTCGTTAGTGTGCTATTGCTGACAGGAACAAGCATATCAATAGTACATACGCTGCCATACACCGGACTGTATAGGTCTTCCTGCTCTGATGCCTTCCATTCTATTTGTATGCCATTACGCGCAATATCAAACGATGAATCACTACCTGAGTAGGTAGTATCATATATTGACGCGTTGTATTGCGTGCCGTTAGGCGCTATTCCGATTCCGTATAACCTCAGTCCCATTTAGAATATGCGTTTTTGCTTTGATTGTGCCTTTTCCAACACCAAAACCAAATCAGTACCTCTTACGGTAAATTCGCCTGAAATATTGGCCTGTGAATTGATGCCTTCAAGTGCGCGATTAGTTCGGTTATTGGATAGTATCTGTGAGCCGCGCGGTACGTTCATAAGTTCCGGGCCTTGTTCGCCAACAAGTGCCATGCCGCCGGGCGCAAATTGCGTACCGCGTGCAAATGGTGTTGCTGCTATCATAGCTATTTGTGCAGCGCCCAAAGCGCCCTGAGCAATTGCCAAGGGTAAACCAATCGGAAAACCAAATTCGCTGTATGTCTTTGTGATGGCAACTGCTGTATTCATTGCAGCCTCTGCCATTGCAAACGCCTTCTTTCGTTTGCCAGCCTTTTTTTGCAGTTCTTCACGCTTTGCCTCGTATTCCGCTTCAATAGCCGCCCGCTTTGTTGTGCTGTCGCCTGCCGCCGCAAGTTGTGCTTTATAACTCTTCTCAAGTGTAGCAAGCTGCCGCGCCTCAAATGCCCCAAATAGTTGATCGAGCGCATAAACAGCATCAACCGCTAATTGTGACCATTGTTCTTTTAGTCGCTCCTTTTGGTTTGCCTGTTGTTCAAGTTGCTTTTTGTAAAACTCGTTTGCTGAGCTTTGTATGCCGGAAAAATCCGGCGCTTCCGGCTGATTTTCACTTTGTACGCTTGTTGGCGTTGGAAGCGTTGGCAATTGCCAAAAATTAGGTATAGGCTTTGACTGTATTGACGCTGTTTTTTCCAGTTCGTCATTCAGTTCCTTTTGCGCCTTCGTGTTCTTTTTGGTTCCTTCCGTTGCGCCGTCTGTGACCTGCTTAAATGTGCTTTTGGCTGTTGTTGCCTTATTTACCGCCTCCGAATTGAGTTTATACAAGAGCGAGTTTTGCCGCAATTCGTCGGATTCCATCTTTAGCCCTGTAAGGTCGCTAAAGTCACGCGGCGGCGCTGCTTTGATTATTCCGGCCCTTACTTCTTCTTGATATATCAGTTGCTTTATCGTGTTCAACTGATTTTGCAAAGGCGCTTGTTGCTCTGCGATATATTTACCGTACTGACTTTCATTAAACAGCCTTTCGCTGTAAAATGCGCCCTGCACGCGCTTATACTCTTCTAATTTTTCTTGCCGCTGAAGATCAATGTCAAGTAGCTGCTTTTCAATTGAAATTAACCTTTCTTTGGATGCCTGTATTTTGGCATTCCTTAAAAGGCTTTCAGAATACTTGTCATAACTTTCTTTTAGGCCTGAAACAAGTCCGTTTTCAATTTTAAGACTTCCGAAATATTGCGGACTAATTTGCTGAAGTCTGTTTAGTGCCTCTTCTTTTTGCTCCCGTGAAGATGTTTCTGATTGAAGCGTTGTTATTAACTTGTCAACTTCAGATCGTTCGCCTATTATCGCTTTTTTCGCGTCAATCGTAATTTCATTGAGCGTCTTTTGTTTTTGCTCCGCTGTTGTTAATTCACGATTGAATGCGCCAAAATAATCGGCCAGCATGAATACGGCAACGGCAAGTCCAATACCTATAAACGCTTGAGTAGCTACGTTTAATGCTAAAATAGCGCTTCTTAATGACAGGACAGATGTTATCAGCGCTTTTCCGCCTGTAACAAGAGATGCCCAACCACTAACAAGAAGAGAAGACACTAACTGAATATTGCCTATTAGTTTTGCAATAGGCCCAATTGCAACTAAGAGCCCGCCAAAGTAAAGTATTGCCGATTGAACAGCCGGATTGAGGCTGCTAAAAGCCGCTGCAACGTCACCGAGCCATACGGCAAAATTTGTCAGGTTGCCCGTTACGTTGAACGCCTTTTCAATTGCAAGTCCGACCTTGCCCAAAGATATTTGCAGTTCATCAATTACGTTTGCAAGGTTGTTTTTTATGCCGCCGCCCACACGCGGAAGTTCGGATGCCGCCGCCGTTATCTGAGTAACGAAATCCTTTGCGCTGATGCCCATATCACGCAATGCCTCAACACTTGACGTGCCAAATGCTTTCTGCATCAACTGACTGATTACTGGCATATTTTCAGAGATGATTGATATATCTTCTTGAAGGATTTTTCCTTTAGAAATCATCTGCGAAAATTGCCGCGTCACGCTGTCGAACTCTTGCGCTGTGCCACCTGTTGACGCTATCGCATTACCCAATTGCGTAATGATGCCCCGCGCTTCGTCGGCTGCAATTCCGACCGATTGCAACCGGATAGATGCCCTTACTGATTGCTCAAGTCCTAATCCCGGATTGCGGCTGACTTCTGTCAGTTTTTGCAGTTCTTCAGACGCTTTAGCCGCGCTTCCTGTCTGTGATTGAAGCGCCAAAGTGAGCGATTCCAAATCGCCCGCCGCCTTAATTGCTGATGCACCAAAAAGGCCCAAAGGCAAGGTCAGGCCCGTCATCATTTCATTACCTACCTTAGTAAGTCTGTCGCCCGCACGGCGCAGGGAGCGCTCCGCCTGACCGAGCGCTTTTTCATCGAAAATCAGACCAAGTCTGACATTTAAATCTGATGCCTTTGCCATGCTTGTTACGTTTAGGTTTTTTGTGCTGCCTGTTTGGCGGCCATGTGTTTTGCGTACATTTCAGGATTTGTCCGCTTTAGAATTTCATCGGCTTCAGCGTCGAACTTGTCAAATTCAATTCGCTCCGCTTCTGTAAATTCATCCAGTTTTTTCAAGTCCGGTTTTGCATCCCAATCGAACGGGAGTAACTGTGACGGACGTTTTAGCCTGTTTTTGCTATCAACTGTTTTCGCCACAACAAAGGCAATATACCGCGTCTGCTCCCATTCATTGCGGAATTTCTCTGCGTGCGCTTTTTGCCGGAATGAAAAGAATGCAGGCGTTGATTCCCAAAACTCCTCTTCTGTCATTCCGATTTGTGCCGCGTCCTTTAACAAGTCAGCCCAACCCGGACGCTTTACGCTTCCGCCGTCGGGCCTGCTACGTTTTTTTCTTCTTCAGATGTTTCGCCGCTGTTAAACGACTGCTCAAACATCTTCATCACTTCGGGTAGTATGTCCTGTGAACTTGTCAACCATTCGGCAACAAGGTACTTGTCAGCGTCGAATGTCTGCCTGAAGTACGTTGCACCTCTGACAAGTCCGGCATGAACGAGATCCACCATGACGCGAACAGATGGAGCGCCCTGAGCGAATGTTGCCATGTCGCTTAGTGCGCTCCTTCCGGTTTGCTCTTCGTAAATATATAAGGCCGCCATATCAAAACGAATAGGGCGGTTCTTTCCTCCAATTTTAACCTGCCTATTCATATTTACGAAATGGTTGCTTCACTTAATGCGCCTGTGCCTTGAAATTCAGCATCCCACGTAACCGCCTCATCGTTGCCTGAAGAGTTAAGGTTGAGGGATGTGATGATAGCGGAACCGCTGTACTTCTTGTCGCCTACCGTGCCCGTCTGAAAGACGATTGCAACTGCCGTGCTGTTGTTCCATGAACTGTAAAGTTCCTCAAAGCCATTCGTTGCGGAGAAGTCGAGAAGGCCCGACACAGATGCAGTCCATGACTTTGTGCCAGCAAGGTATTCAGCGTTTGCGGCGCTGTCTTTGCAGGTGGTTTCAAAAGTGTTGGTTGAAAGGCTGATTGATGCGTCAACCTGACAAGTGAAGGCTGTTGGCGTAGCGCCCGAATACAGCTTCATGTTTTTAGCTAATACTGTGGCCATGTTTAGCGTTTGTTTTTAGTGAAAAAACCCGATTTCTCAGGAGCGTATGTAACTGAAACAACTTCCGTACTGGCTGTTGTAGTTGCTGATGGTGGTACGCAAAAGGTTTCGACATTTGCCGTCGGTTGGTACTTGCGTGACTTCGTGCCTTCCGGTACTGTTTCTGCGATGCCCTGAGCGATTAGAGCGTTGCAGGTTGGTTCGTCGTGTTCTGCGACCGTACCGGCCCCGAAACCGTTTGCGTCTGTGATGTAGCGTATTTTCATGCTATCGGTATCCTGATGCCCAAGCGGACGAATTAGACATTTGCCCCGCTCTGTTGGCGTTTGAAAGTTTGTTTTGTAGGATTTGAACAACTGCACGTTGTGCCGCCGGGCCTGCCGCCAAAATAGCCGATTCAACAAATCGCTTTCCAGGTCTTACTTTGCCGTTTGACATTTTAACGTCGTTGTTTGAGAAGTGCAGGTAATAACCGTCATTCGCGCCGCTTCCGGTATTCGCTCCGACAATTTGCGCATACTTCACGCGCCGCAACTTTGTGAGCGTCTTGATTGACTTGCGAAGATTGCCTGGCCTGTATGTAGCAACTACCACTCCGCTACCTTTCGGCATCCGCTTGAATAGCATACTTTTGCCTGACTTGTAACGCTTATGTACACGCGCTCCGACTGGTGTTCTTCCTTTTATTGCCGACGCTAAAAAATCAGCAGGGCCTTTCAAGTCTGACTTGATTGTTTTTGCGATCTGCGAATTTAGCGCCCTTAGGCTGCTGATAATAGCGTTAACTTCCTGCTGTGTGTTCATTATATCAATTGCGTGTTATGAATTGATATGTTGCCGTCCGGCTCAATGTCATGCTGTCGGCATCCATGCCGTCAATAGAGCCGACATACTTACACGCTTCGACTGTTACACCACCCGCTGCGCCTGCGACGAAATCAAGTGCATTCCTGACTGCCAAATCAACACTATCAAGCGCCGAATATGCGTCCGCCCCCTGTGAAGCATCGGCCCAAAATGTAAAGGTGACAGTTGCCGTGTCGTGATCGGCTTTTTTGTCCTTCATTGCGTCCGTTGGCCTATTCTCTACCGTGTACGCAATTGCAGGAAGTGCCGCCTCCTGTGCGATGAAAACAGGATATATCCGATTGCCAACAAGTGCCGTGACGGCGCTTGTGGCTGCTAACTTCGTGTATATGTATTGCCCTACTTTCATGCCTGTTTTTGTGCGAAAATTAGGATTGACGCTTTGTAATCCGGCTTCTGAAAATACAATATGTCGTAATATTCAGAATCAAACACAATGCGCATTTTTTCAGTCAAAGTGTCGCGGTATGCAATGTCGAAAATAACAGACGTTTGCGCGGTAGGTTGGTCATTCATCATATCTTCCTTACTGCCGCCTTGCCGGTATGACACCTTTGCCCAAATTTCGCAGTTCTTCTCCCAGGTTATAACTTCCTGACCTGAAGCCCCGCGTGAAGAAATAGGCTGCTCAACCCTTATACGCCATCTGCGCTCTCCTATTTGCGTTTGCTTTGCCATGTGTTATATCCAACGCTTTAAGGGTTGCAATAAAACGTCTGACATTGACATACCTTCTTCGCGGCTGTCCTCTCTGTTCGTGTATGCCCGCGCAATTCGTGCGAGAAGTCCGGCTGTGACGTTTGGCGGCAAAGCGGACGGGCCTGCACCATAACCTGCCGAATACGTCACAATCACAGCGTCCGGCCTCTTTGCAAGTTCTGTCGGCCAAAAATAGTCAGGCTTCAGGGTGATGTTTGCGCCGCCGGATGAAACGGTAAAATTCCACTCAGTTGATGCCCACGTTTGCAGCGTGTTGCCGTCATCGTAATATTGAATTGATGTAATTGAATTGACAGGGCCAACACCCGACACAAACAGCGTATCGGTTGAATATTGCGGGAATCGGCTGTGGTGTTCAACTACTGTTTTATTCAGTAGTGCGCATTGATACTGTCTTTCAATTAGCGAACATTGCGCCTTGATCTGCATTATCAAATATTCGTCATCATGCCGAAGGTCATCCATGCGAAGTTGCATCCGCACCGCCTCTAACGATACGGGAAGTTCGGCGCTTTCGGCGCTGATACTGTGACCCGTGTAATATTTCCCGTATCTGTATTCCATGACTACTTATTAGCAGGTTGTTGTTTAATGAGCCACCTTTTGCCGTCTGCCTGTATATACCTGTCACCTGAAATCCTGAAAAAGTCTGTGAACGTGCCGGATGTAGGATAACCATTCAGCCTGATAACAGTATTTGCAATGGGCTGCGCTGTGCGGAATGCAGACGTGCCAATACGCCACCGGTAAGCACCCGTTGCGCGTGTGCCTTCGTAATCGTGATACGTACCGTGTCCGCTGTGCGTGTAAAGCAGTACATCATTTGCGTTCATCAGGTGCGCAAACTTCGTCAGTTCGTGCTTAATGTTCGCAAGCGTGCAAAATTCGTCAATAAGTACACGCGCATTACTTGAGTTAAATTTCGTGCGCGCAATTTCAGCGAGCGCATACGCATCGCGAACGCATTGCGTCAAGTTCGCGCCTTCTCCATACTCACTTTCGCTGTACTTGTTTATGCCGATGTGGAGCGAATAAACCATATCAGTTACGGAGCGCTTGAGTGATGGCAGGTGGCGGTATAAGTTGTTGCTGCAGGTCTATCGTCACCCATCGGCCATTTGGAGCGCGGTAAAAATCAAGCGCGCGGCCGGTGGTGCCATAGTTTACCAGCCGAATGATATTACCCAGGCAATACGATAAACGCACCGTTTCAGAGCCGATTTTATATCTGAAGGCATTTGTAGTTGGATTGAATGAAAAAACAATATTTTTGGCAGCATCTGCACCGTCTTTGATTGTCCAGCCGGAAGCGGTAAAGTATTTGCCTGCCACAGTTGACGTATCCACCTGCACGGCTATTTGATTAAGTGCCGACTTACCTACCTGCGTTTGAAGCAGTCCATCTTGCCGGATAATTTCGCGGATTTTCGCGCCATTGCCGGATAGTATAATGGCATCTAATGCCATCGTGGATGCAGCTGATTTGTACACATTTATTGCGCCCTGTACGACTGCTGTTGTGTCACCTACTTTTGTAGTGCTAAGCACGCTGTTGCCATTGTCGTAGGTTTGCAGGCGGTTGGCAAAATAGACGCCGGATGTTTGCGTCAACCAAGATGAATCTTGCACAATAGTTTGCGCCTGCGCGGTCGCGATGAATGCGAATAGAAAGAGAATGATGATATTTTTCATGGTGTTGTTTTTTAGTTGAATGTTAGTGCAAATCAGTGTAAGTCAGTCCAAGCACCTGCCGCCCTTACTTGTAATTTATTGTCGGTCGTGTTGTAAATAACTAGCCCATCGGCCGGTGTCGATATTGCGTTGCGTTCCGTTGTGGTCATGCGCGGGAATAGTACGCCCTGCGTTGTGCTGCTTATTTCAAGTTTTGCGGACGCATTTGGAGATGCTGTGCCTATTGCTACAATGCCGTCATCACGAACCATCAGCGCGTTATTCGCGCCTGATGAGTTATGAAACTGAGATGTCCATGTGCTTGATGTTACGCCTGATCCAACTACATATAATTTAGCTAATGGAGTTGTATTATTGCCAATACTTACCAATCCATTACTTGTGGCCTTTATCGGATAAAGAAGAGAAGTG